GATTACGCATGATGAATTGAGCAAAGCTCTGTACGAGGCTTGGTGCAAAAAACTTGTATATGGCACTGCTGCCGAATTTGAAGATTGGGATGAGCTTGGCGCTACATACAAGGCCGCTTGGTCCGCTGTGGCCGACGCGGCATGGGAGCACGTCGAGGGCGAGAACGCCGAATATGCACGTCAGGCAGCTGACAAGCTTGATGACCTGCGTGGCATTGTCGTCGAGTTCATGAACCGTGCCGAGGATGTGATCGCATGAACCGGCTGGCAAAGATCCTATGGGAGGCGTGGGAAACCCAGTTTAGGAAGGGCAGCGATCAGCCTGCATTGGATTGGGATCTTATCCCGCCAGAGATCCAAGCCTGCTGGGTCGCAGTGGCTGCGGCATGCCAGCAGCGTCAAACCCTCGTTGACATCCAAATCAATTTCGTCACCGACGAGGTCATCGGGATCTACTCCGACGGCAGCCAACGGGTGTTGAATACCGAGGGCGAGACCTTGTCCCAGATCAGGAAAAGGCACTTCCCACAATGAGCTTCCTCATGCTCGACGGCGACAAGATCAACCTCGATGCCTCGCGCTTCGCGGTCGAAAAACGCATGTGCGAACTGTCGTTCGTCGAGTTCATCAAGCAGGCATGGCACGTCATCGAGCCGGGCCAAGAGTACCTGCACAACTGGCACATCGACGCCATCGCCGACCACCTGACGGCCATCACCGACGAGCTGATGATCGACGAGGAGCGGTATTACAATAGGATTTTAATCAACGTTCCGCCCGGAGCTATGAAAAGTCTCCTATGCAACGTGCTGTGGCCGAGCTGGGAATGGGGGCCACGCAACATGCCCTACATGCGGTACGTCTGCGCCTCCCACGCCATGCCGCTGGCCATCCGCGACAGCGTGAAGATGCGACGGCTGGTGTCGTCCGAATGGTATCAGACCCGCTGGGGCGACCGTGTGACCATCACCGGCGACCAGAACGAGAAGATCAAGTACGAGACCACCGCGACCGGCTTCCGGCAGGCTGTGGCGTTCGAGGGCATGACCGGTGCCCGTGGCGACCGAGTGATCATCGATGACCCGCACAGCGTGTCGTCTGCGTCGTCCGAACAGAAGCGGGCGACCACCATCGAGACGTTCGAGCAGGCCGTGCCGACCCGTCTGAACAACCCCGACAAGTCCGCCATCGTGGTGATCATGCAGCGCCTTCACGAGGAAGACGTGTCCGGCATCATCATTGAGAAGCAGCTCGGCTACGACCACATCATGATCCCGATGGAGTACGACCCCGACCGTGCGGCCCCAACCATGCTTGGCTGGGAGGATCCCCGTACCCAGAAGGGCGAACTGATGTTCCCCGACCGGTTCCCCCGCCACGTCGTGGACCGCGACAAGCGCACGATGGGCACCTATGCGGCGTCCGGCCAGTTCCAGCAGCAACCGACCCCCGAAGACGGCGGTATCATCAAGCGCAAGCACTGGCAGCTGTGGGATCAACCCATGTACCCGCCGTTCGATTACATCATCGCGAGCCTCGACACCGCATACACCGAGAAGACCGAGAACGATCCCTCGGCCTGCACCGTGTGGGGGATCTGGACCGACGACCCCAAGACCCACGCCACCCGCATGATGGGCAGGGACGGCCACCTGCAGCAGATCACCCGCACCTTCGACGAGCGGGAGGTGCCGCCACGGATCATGCTGATGCACGCATGGTCTGAGCACCTTGAGATGCCCGAACTGATCCGCAAGATCAGCGAGACCTGCCTGCGGTGGAAGGTGAGCCGCCTGCTGATCGAAAACAAGTCGGTCGGCATGCCAGTTGCGCGAGAGCTGCGAAGGATGTATTCTGGCCAAAATTTCGGCGTCCAGCTTGAAGATCCCGGTTCGATTGACAAGATGTCCCGCCTTTATTCGGTGCAGCACCTGTTTGAAGAGGGGCTTGTGTATTCACCGGACAAGGCGTGGGCCGACGAGGTTATCAGCCAGTGCATGCGCTTCCCGAAGGCCAAGCACGACGATTTGGTGGATACCGTGTCGATGGCTATGCGGTACCTGCGCCGGTCTGGGTTCATTCTCAGGCCGGATGAAGTGCAGCAGGATTACGAAGACAGTCGGCAACATACAGGCAGACCGCCTGCACCACTCTACGGGATTTGATCATGGATGACTTCGAAGTCGAAATTGAAGAAGACGGCCCGAAGACTGAAGTCGATGAGCATGGCAACATCATGTCCATCGAATTACCTGATGGATCCATCCAATTCTCGCTTGACGACAGCCCGTTGCACATGGCCGAGAAGGAAAACCGCGAAGGCTGGTTCGACAATCTGGTCGAGGATATTTCCGACGCAGAGCTGGGCCGCATCGCCGAAGATTTAATGAAGGGCATCGAAAGTGACCTTAAGTCCCGACAGGAATGGATTGAAGACCGCGCCCAAGGCATTAAGCTGCTGGGCCTCAAGGTCGAGATCCCCGGCCTTGCTGGTGCCGCTGACGGAGCGCCAGTCGAAGGAATGTCGCGTGTACGACACCCTCTCTTGCTTGAGGCCGTGCTTAGGTTCCAAGCTAATGCAAGGTCGGAACTTCTGCCTACGGACGGACCCGTAAAGATCCGTGAAGACAACAACAATGCGACGGATGAAACTGATGAACTGGCCAACGATCTCGAAAACGATCTCAACCATTACCTCACTTCAACCGCGAAAGAATATTACCCCGACACGGATCGCATGCTTCTCATGCTGGGCTTCGGTGGAACCGCATTCAAAAAGATTTATTTTTGTCCGCTCCGCAGCAGGCCCGTCTCAGAAAGTGTGGATGCAGACGATCTCATTGTAAACAACAGCGCAACTGACCTGTACAACGCCAGCCGCGTGACGCACCGCATTTACATGCGGCCATCCGTTGTGAAGCGGATGCAGATCCTCGGCGCATACCGTGACATCGACCTGTCGCAGGCCAAGCAGATCAAGCTGGATGCCGCACAGCGCGAGAAAAAGAACCAGCAGGGTATCAGCGAGGGCGGCTCAGACAATCCTGAAGACCGTGACCGCGAAATCTATGAATGCTATTGCGAGCTGGAGATTGCTGGCTTCGAGCATCGCCGCAAGGGTAAGGAAACCGGCCTTGAAATCCCGTATCGTGTCACGATTGACGTGTCTTCTCATGAAATCCTGTCCATCGTCCGCAATTACGATGAGGACACCAAGGAGCTTCCTGAGCCGCGCCAGAATTTTGTCAAGTACACCTTTGTACCGGGGATGGGCTTTTATGACCTTGGTCTCCTGCACATCTTAGGCAACACGACCAATGCACTGACCGCTGCATGGCGTGAGATGCTCGACGCCGGTATGTATGCGAACTTCCCCGGCTTCCTGTATTCCGACGCCGGTGCGCGGCAGAACACGAACATCTTCCGCATTCCTCCGGGCGGCGGCGCACTGATCAAGACCGGCGGCGCTCCGATCCAAGACGCCGTGATGCCTTTGCCATACAAGGATGTCGGCCCCGGCCTGATGTCGTTGGTGGAAAGCATCAACCAGACCGGCATGCGCGTCGGCGGTACGGCTGAACAGGCTGTGGGCGAGGGCAAGCAGGACGCACCGGTGGGAACGACGATTGCGCTGATCGATCAGGCAACCAAGATCCTGTCGTCGGTTCACAAGCGCATGCACAACGCGCAGGCCGAAGAATTTACGCTGTTGGTGAAATGTTTCAAAGAAAATCCTGATTCGTTCTGGCAGAAGAACCGCCGTCCGGCCCGTAAGTGGGACGAAGAGACGTTCATTCGTGCGGTCAATCAGGTTGATCTGGTGCCACAGGCCGATCCAAACACGGCCAGCCAAGCCCAGCGCATGATGAAAGTCATGGCTTTGAAGCAGCTGCAGGGTGCAAATCCTGCCATGTATGACCCGATTGCGGTTGATCGTATGGCGTTGCAGGCTATTGGCTGGAGCAATCCAGAGCAATTCATGGTTCCGCCTGAATCGTTGAACCAGACGCCAAGCCCTGAACAGCAGGCTGAGATGGCCAAGATCCAGATCCTGAAGCAGGACGCCGATACCAAATCGATGCTGGCCAAGGCCAAGGTCGCACTGGACGGTGCCAGGCTGCACATGGACAACAACAAGGCTGGCCTTGAGGCGCACAAGACGTTCGGCATGGGCGGTGTGGTTCCACCGGCTGAAAAGAGCGACCACGAGAAGCAGGTTGATGGCATTGATCTGATCATCAAGGAAAAGCTGGCCGACGCCAAGATCGCCGAGACGAAGATTAAGGCGGCAGAGATGCAGCAGAAGGCGCAAAACGACAAAATAACCAACGCGCTGAAGCAAGAAGACATCCAAGCCAAGGAACGCATCCAGATGATTGATCTGGCGCAGAACATCGCGGTACACCCTGAGAGTGATCCGGCGGTGCATGAATTGCTTGGCAATGTGATACCGTCGATCACAGGGGGCAAGTGATGGATGCATTGGAGCTTGCGAAGTCAGTCAAGGTTATTCCCCACAAAGAAAATCTTGCCAAATGGAATGAAGGCAATGCGCTTGTTGATGAACACGGACAACCATTGCGGCTTTATCGCGGCGCTGTAGGGCATAAGGAGTTACCTGAAGATTTTTTGAATGGAAAAACTCGCGGAACATACGCTACATTTACGTCTACAAGCCCTTATGTAGCAGCAACCTACGCTCATCCGACGCATGAATTTGATCCACATCAAGTTGGGGGCGTCATGGCAATTCATGCTCATGCTCACAAACTTCACGAATTTCCATCAAAAGATGGGCGTTTTGATATGTTTGCCTTTGATGATTTTGCAAGAAGGTTGCCAAAAGGTCATGCAGTTGTAGTAAGAAATGTTGTTGACATAGGTCCAAGAGGGTCACTTGAAACTGATCCAGAAAAGAAATTTTCATACCCAAGCGATATATATGCATGGCATGAAGCTAACAGCGTAAAATCCGCCACGGGTAACAACGGCCAGTTTGATCCGTCGAACCCTGATATCACGAAAAAGCGTGGCGGATCCATCGACCAATGGCACCACCAGCACCTTTCAGAAGCACAGCACTTTGAAAAAGGCGGCGAGGTTGATCCTCCCATGAATACCGTGAAGGCGTACAAGCTGTTTCGCACGAAACCAAGCGCCCCCGACCAGTTGTTTCCTCTGTTTGTCAATGCAAACAAACCCGTTCCAATGGGGCAATGGGTGTCTGCAGAGGTTGGTCCAGCAGGCAAAAACCCAAAGAAGGTCAAATCATCGCTTGGCGATCTGGCATACCGCCCCGGTTGGCATTCTGGTGATCTTCCGGTCGCAACGCATATTGGCGGAAAATCCAGCAAGGATTTAAAAGCACCGGATTATCGGCCTGATAATCATGTTTGGGCAGAGGTTGAGCATCCGGCAGATGTTGATTGGCAGACTGAAGCCAATAGCCGCATGCAATATACCAAGGATGGTAAGCCAATTTTGTCCACTGCCCACATTACGGATCAAGTGCCTAACGGTGGATTCTATCGGTACAAAACCAACCCTAATATGACCGGCAATTGGCTTATCAGTGGCGGCATGAAGGTTAATCGTGTACTCGGTGACGACGAGGTTAAGGCAATTAACGACGCACACGGCGTTGCTGACCTTCCACGTTTGCGAAAACCCTGATATAAGGTCGCGACGAAAGGCGTTAATCATGGACGAAGCTTTACGAAAACTGGCGCAATCGGTATCGGTTATCC